GCAGTAGCATTTGTGGATGTTAAATCTACTTTACTGTTTTTGTATGTGTGAGCCATCTTTTACCGTATTCTTCCAGAATTCATCTAGTGCGTTATGTTCGCAATTTATGCAGTCACAATCTTCTATTGAACATTGACTACTATTACTACAATGACAATTATGTTCACAATGTTTACATTCTAAGCTAGAAACCATGCTGCTACCTCCTGATTTTCTACGTTATGATATCTTACTACTTGGTTAAGTACATCTTCTACAACTAATTGAAACTCATATTGTGCAAGTAATGCACCTTCAAATGTAAATGCAGGATAGTTATAAACATATTCTAAATTTTGTTTACTAGACATTATTATCTTCCACCCCAATTACCATAACCACCACCCATAGCTCCACCTGCTGGACCTTGTGCGCCAGTACCTTTCCCAGCAAAACCACCGTTTTTACCTGGACCTTTACCTGTACCACCACCTGTTTTAGATACTGGACCTGGTCCTTCTACATTAGCGTGTGATCCTGTAGTATCAGGACCTGTTTGTGTACCACCTTCGAATTTACCAGTAGCTACATCTGAGAAACTAGGTGAATCCATCATACCTTCAGTACTAGGCTGACCACCTTGACCTTTTACACCACTTGCTCCTTCATATTTACTATCGGCTATGTCTTGTTCAAAGGATGTGCTTTCTTTTACATCACGCATTATATCACGAATTCTTGCTTCACGCTCTCTATTGTTCCATGCCTCATCTAATAAACCCCAAAGAGTCCAACTTGGTAGTTCACTTTCATATTCTTCAGGTATATTGAAACCATATTTTTCTATTTCAGCTCTTAATTCGGCATCGGCTCTTAGTGCATCATGCATAGCCCTGCCTTCTCCACTACCACCACGTTGTATTGGTTCACTTATTAATCCTGTTCCTACTCCACCTTCTCCTGGAATAAGACCAGCATAACCTGGATCTCCATAATCTGTATAAGGATCATAAGTAGGCCATCCAGTAGTTCCAGTAGTTCCATCATCAATTAAACCACCTTGTACTGATTCACCTGGCATTCCAAATACTAAATTATTTTGATCATCATATGTCCATTGGTTTTGAGGCACGTCTCCTAGATATGTTACTTGTGATGGATCTAGCACTTGTGCATATGTTCTATCATTATATTCATCTAATAGTGAACGGACAGCAGATGGATTATTTCCACTTAGTCTACCGTAACTCATGTTTCTATATCGTGCTACTAATTCATCAAATGTTGACATTATCTATAACCTTCTTTAATTGCTTCTATATCTATTCCTTGTGCATCTGTCCAAGTGGTAGATGCAGGAACTTGTAAATTAAATTTAAAATATCTTGCGCTATTATGGAATGGTATTGTTCCTGTCGTATGCATTGAACTTGCTGCTGTAGTTGTTGCAGTATCAGCAATTCTATTCCTAAAACTTAGCGAACCTGTAGCAGATGCTGTATCAACAATAGGTCTTACATGGGTAACTAATGAACGTCTTTGTGGAAACAATTCTGTTTCTCCAGTTCCAATTTCTGCTTTTAAATTATCACCATCAAATGATCCTAAGTAATGACTAGTATTGAATACGCCTACAGTTCTAAGCCCACCCATAAGTACTGGACTATCAAGTGATACAGTAATAGCATCTATATCATCTGTACCTGATGATGGGAAGTCATCTAATTCTTCTAATGTATAACCAGGTGATAGGTAGTCTATAATAATTTCATGATCTATTTCAACCAATGACCAACGCTGACTAGCAATGTGATAAATTAATATCTTATCATTTTGTGTACCTGAGTTAGCACCTGTAGCAGATGGGTAAGACCACATGACCAATTTGTTTTCATGGTCATAAGCTGCTCTAACTCTAGATCTTAATACAAATTTTAAATCATTATAAAAGAAACGATCTATTTTATTTGCACCAATAGGTTTAGAAACAGAACCATCAGTAACATAGAATCCATCTTCAGCTAAAAAGTAAACAAGATTACCAACTTGTATTACATTCTTACCTTGTACAGCTCCTCTATTATCTTCAATACGTCTAAAAGAAAATACAACATTGCCACCACGATAGTCCATACGAGTAATTCTACTCTCTTGGAATATCAATCCATACTGTCCACCAGTAACTCCTGTGATAACTCCACCTTCAGGTAAAGTTTCTGAATCAGATTGATTAGTACCTGCTGTCCAACTTGTCGCACTATTAACAGCAGACCATTGTACTTTGTTCTGATATGTAGGTTGGAATCCTGTTACAACAAAATTACCTACAACAGCTGCGTGTCTAAATACTGGAGGTGAGCCACCTAATGCAGCAAAGTCAGATGATGAATCTAATGTCCATGCTTGTGCAGCATCATCACCATTAAAAGCAATAACGACTTCACCAAATCTTATGAAATCCCAATAGTAATCTCCTGAGAAACTAAATGTTGTTCCACCACTTTCATCAACAAAAGCATTAGTTGTTAGTTTATAAAGCTTAGTTGCGTCACCAGCGAATATACTAACTACACCACTATCAGATTTAAATGCTTTTCCTCCTTGGCATCTTGCTGTTAATGCACCACTTGATGTAGCAGTTATATCTTGAAATGGTCTATAACTGTTAGCAGCAGGGAATACATTTTTAGCTTCAGTCGCACCAGGGTTTGCATGATCTGGTAGGTCTGGTAGCCATTCTCCAAAAGGTAATTGCATTATACGTTATCGTAATTGTTAATATTAATTCCTGATCTTTGAACTAATGGTGCGCCATTATATTTATCTTTAGCATCAGCGATCTCTGCTTGTTGAAGTGCAGCTTCATACTGGCCTTTAAATTGTGTAACTGTTTGTGGATCCATTCCTCTTAGAAATGTAGATCCAAAATATAATGATCCATATAAATAAATATCAGGATGATTAGTTATAATATGATTAGTTGTTGTAGTAGAATCTATTGCATCAAAAGCTTTGTAATAAGTTAATCGTGCAGTATAGGTTGAGTCAGGAGCAGGACTAAATCTAAAATTAGTTCCTTCAATAGAGTAAGCTCTAGGTTGTCCTGATGTATCAGATCCTTTAGTTTCCATTTGATGGAAAGGAGTCATTAAGACTAATCCACGATCAGGATCAGGACTAGTTAAAATAAAACTTCTTACTTGTAAGAACCCAGTAGGTAATGCTTCTGTAGCTGAATCAATAGTAAATGAAGTATCAACATTTTCCATAGATCTTATTCTTAATCTACGGTTAAAGTCTGCTTCTGTTAAATCTATAAAGTCATCTATTTCAGAAGTAAGATCATCCCTTGCTAAGAAGTTTGCTATAGCAGTTTTTAAGTTTGCATAATTATTTAAAGCCATTATAATTTCTTATCTCCTGTTCTAAAAAACATATACTCATTACTGTTTACCATTTCTTTAATAATGTTTGTTTGTTCTTCATTATTAAGTTTGTAAAAGTTTGAGTGACCAAATCTTTCTTTTGTTTTAAGCTTTAATGCAATCACAGGTATTTGTGCTATACGTTGTAGATCACCTTTTTGTGCTTCTGGTATATGATTACGAAATATTTTATTATCATCTAAGATAGGAGTAGTGTCTTGACGACTTCTTACAACAAGTTTCCTTGTACCCCTATCTATATGTATAGGTTGATTGGAATTATATATGTCCTCCATATTATAGCTCCGTTGTATCTACATCGTAAGCGTCTACTAAGACTCTCCATCCATAAGTTGAACTCATATATACAAGACCAATACCAGTACTTTCTGTAGTCAATGTAAGGTCTGCTGTTAAGGCTTGTATTTTTAAACTGTTTCTTGCAACTGTTAAGTTATTAGCATCAAATGATGCAGTAGAATCTAATATATGTATCTCGTCTCCAACTGCAGGTGAGGCAGGAAGTGTTAATGTCCATGCACCGCCAGATGTATCAGCAAGTATTCTGTCTCCAGCTACTGCTGTATAGTTAGCAGTCTTAGCTGTCCATCTTTTTCCTGATCCATTTAATGCACCAGTTGTAGTTATAGAATCAATATATGCATCTTTAAAGTACAAAGAGGAAGTACCTAAGTCTACATCTGAGTCTGTTTCTGGTGCTAATACGCCATCAGCTAAAGTTGCTTGTATAGTTCCTGCACACCTAAAACTAAATTTGTCATCACTATGGGCATAATAAATTTCACCTGCGTTAATAGATGAGTTATCACCAAATTGTATAATACCTATATTATTTAAATTACCTGAAATAAAAATGCCTGGTCTAGTATCATCTTCAACAAATATTGGTGCTATTGAACTTTGCGTTGAATGATTAACACCATCTCTAGTTACGTGCAATTTAGCAAGCGGTGTACTTTCGTTAACACCTACGCTTACAGGTATTCCTTTAAATATATTTTCTACTGTGATTTTTTTAGTAGCACTAGCATCTGCATCTACAACAGGTACCAAATCACCTGATGCTGTTGTTGTCAATGCTGTCAATTCACTAATTTTACTGTCAGCCATGTTTTATCCTCTTTTTAAATTGTTTCTTTCTTTCTTTGTTTTGTTTGATGTTTTCTTTTATTTGTTCTGAACTTTTTTCTCTCTCTTTTAAGATCTTACAAAGTTCTTCAAAACTTTTAACTGTGGTCATCTACGTTTGCCTTGACCACGATATTTTTTGAAATCTTGTTTCTGTTTTTTATTCATTGAACTTGTTTTAGGGTTGCGACCAATGGAAGTGCCATTAAATATAGCTTCGTGGGAAGAATGGGCTTTCCACTTTTTAACCATTAGTTTCCAATAGGAGTATCTGTT